ATTAAAAAAATTTATTTCTGAATGCTCAGTTCATGATTTACAAAAGATCAATGATCTTAGAAAGGTATTAGACAAATGACTAATGCTAATTCTTGGACAAAAAAATATATAAAATATAGAAAAAAGAGAGGTATGAAGATATGAGTTATAATTGGTGCCATGGTCCTGAGTGTCATACAAGAGTGACAACAGACCGAGTGAGAGGAACTAAAGGAAACAAAGTTTTAAGAACTCGTAAGATTAGGGAAACTAATTGGAATAAGAATACTGTCTGGTCCCACTTCTGTAGTCAAGGCTGTTGGAATGACTTTATGAATAAGCATTGGTCAAGTGCCATTGCTCTAGGTCCAAGAACCGAGTGCCTTGAAACACCTATTGAGGATCCCAAGAAAGTAGAACGTACAGGGTGGAACGATTATAAATATTATACTACAGAAATAGTTAAAAAAGAGGAGGATCAAGTGCGACAATATTGACAATGTACTTATGTGCCTATTAATGCTATAATAGGCACATAGAAAGCGAGGAAACATGAAACAAACAATTGAATATAATAATAAACAAATCAAGTTGCCTTTTAATATTCCAGGGCATCAATTGCATGCGGGAGTTACAACTAGATCAAATCACTTCAGCGGTGAGTCTATAGAACTTCCTGTATTTGCCGCAGCTGTAAGAGATGGCATTTTATATTATGAATGGAATGCATCTAAGCAAGATGAAAAACTTGGTTGGGGTGGGTCTAAACTTTGGGACAATGTAAGGTCTGGTTTAGATTGGTTTAAAAGACACTTTGCAAAAGAATACATGGTTCTATTAGATTAATCTCGCATATCTATCCATGCATCTGGGACCAGTAGTGGTCCCAGATGAAATCCAAAATTTGAATTTTTTTAATTAATCGATATAGTGTCAAGAAAAAAGGGGTCCCTATGGGTGCGACATTATGCCAAGTTTTGGATACTCATAGGTGTAAAATACTTTTTGGTACCATATGAACCTAGACAAAGAAAAATTAAAAAATTTTGAAAAGCTTCCCGCTGATGTAAGACGACAGTTTTCATTGCTAATGAATCAATGGCAAGAGAAGAAAAAGGAGTCTCAGATCCAAAATGATTTCATGGCTTTTGTAAAACATGTTTGGCCTGATTTTGTAGAAGGGTCCCATCATAAAAGAGTTGCAAAAAAATTTAATGATATTGCAAATGGAAAGATAAAGCGTGTTATAATTAATATGGCACCTAGACATACTAAATCTGAGTTTGCATCTTATTTACTTCCTGCATGGATGGTGGGTCGTAATCCTAAATTAAAAATTATTCAATCAACTAACACAACAGAATTATCTGTAAGGTTCGGTCGTAAAGCAAAACAACTTATGGATTCACCTGAGTACAAAGAAGTTTTTAAAACAAGACTCAAAGAAGATTCTCAAGCTGCTGGTAAATGGGAAACAGAACAAGGTGGAGAATATTATGCTGCTGGTGTTGGATCTGCAATTACAGGAAGAGGTGCAGACCTTTTAATTATTGATGACCCACATACTGAACAAGATGCAATGAATGCTGCTGCATTGGAAAGAACTTACGAGTGGTATACTTCTGGTCCACGTCAACGTCTTCAGCCTGGTGGAACAATTGTAATTGTTATGACTCGTTGGAATGAAAAAGATTTAACAGGAAGATTAATTCAAGCACAAAAAGAACCTAAAGCTGATCAATGGGAAGTAATTGAGTTTCCTGCTATCATGCCTTCAGGTAAACCCCTGTGGCCTGAATACTGGAACTTGAAAGACTTGCAAGCAGTTAAAGCCTCGATTCCTGGTTCAAAGTGGAATGCACAATATATGCAGAACCCAACTTCAGAAGAAGGTGCACTTATTAAACGTGAGTGGTGGCAAAAGTATGAAGGTGATTTACCACCATTACAACATGTTATTCAGTCTTATGATACAGCGTTCATGAAAAAACAAACTGCGGATTACTCTGCAATTACAACTTGGGGAGTGTTTACTCCAGATGAAGATAGTGGACCCTGTCTCCTGTTGCTTGATGCATTGAAGGGTAGATACGAGTTCCCAGAACTTCGTCGTATTGCTCTTGAACAATATGGATATTGGAATCCTGAAACAGTAATCATTGAATCTAAAGCATCAGGACTACCTTTAACATACGAACTTAGAAAAATAGGTATCCCAGTAATTAACTTTACACCGTCTAAAGGAAATGATAAGCATACAAGAGTTAACAGTGTTTCTCCTCTGTTTGAATCAGGGAGAATATGGGCGCCCACCGAAATGGAATTTGCACAGGATGTAATAGAGGAATGTGCCGCTTTTCCATATGGGGATCATGATGACTTAGTCGATTCTATGACTCAAGCTGTTATGAGATTTAGACAAGGTGGTCTAATTAATCATCCAGAAGATTATCAGGATGAGCCTTTACAGAGACCACAAAAAGTGTATTATTAGATTATGAGCTACAAATATAAGATTCAAGAAATAGCTGAGATGATGGCTGACGATGATGGTAAAGATTATTTTGATTTATCACCTAATCAACAAAATAGTTATTATAAAAAAGCTTATGAAGAGTATTTAGATAGAATGGCTGACAGAGCAGATTCTATGAGAAAAAATGAAGCTGGAGGAGGATTCATGAGACAAGGTTATGCAATGGGAACGGATGACGATGAGATTCCTGAAGTAGAAGAAATGCCAACTGATGAGTATTTAGATTTATTAAAATCAATCGGTGCAGACAAGGAACAGGCATCAGGGATCAGGAGTCTTGATAACAGAATGGCTTCAGATGATAACAATGAAAGATTACTAGAACAATTGTATGAACAGTTTTTAGAAGAAGGTCTGTCACCAGAAGAAGCAGCAAAAGCTGCAAGACAAAGAATGATGGACATGGGAATGAAAAGAAAAGCTCCATCAATTAAAATGGCAGATGTTGACCCAATGTTATTAGAAGAATATTTAAAATATGTGGATGAAATGAGAGAGATGGAATTAGAACCAATGTCTCTTAGAGAATTTGAAGCTCAAGCAAGAGCAGGTTTAAAAGTTGGCGGACTAGCCTCGATCATATAAGAGGTCTAATCATGGACCTTGTTCCTTTAAAAAAACCATACACTCTAGAAGAGTTTAAAAGAAAAACAGACTTATACTTACAAGGTATGTTTGGAACTTCTGATAAACAGTTCTACATAGATAAAATTACAGAAGAGTATGATAAAGCAAAAGATGCAGGCTTAGATACAAAAGCTGGAATTGAGTTTATAAAAGAAAGAAACAAAATGTATAAAACACTTGCAGACGAAGGAAGAATGCAAGGTGATCCAGCGATACTTGGGCCGTCATATGGTTCTACTAGAGAAGAGTTTGACAAAGGAAGTGATCCAACAGATTTTAATAGAAATCCTTTAGGAAAAAATCAATATACCTCTGGTATGAGAACAGCAGAAGAAATTCAAAAAGCCATTGATAAAGCTCCCCCTAAGATAATTGATGGTAAAGAGTATCCTTTGACTAGAAAAGATTTAAGAGGAGAAGGAAAGTATTACAAAAATAAAATTGCAGGAAGAAAAGAACTTGAAAGATTTAAAGATGTTTTAAAAATTCCTAGTGAAGGAAAACCTATAACAAAAGATACAAGAGGAACTCAAAATTTAAAAACATCTCAATTTACAACTGCATCACAAGGCTCTGCAATTAATATGGATAAGGTAAATAACTTCGGTCATTTTGCTCCTAAATTAAAAAGCTATTTAACTTCAACAGCAAACACAGGACCTATCAAAGCTTCAGTAAATAGATACGCTGAAGGATATGATAAAGCAGTAAAAAATATTGCATTAGAACAAGAGAGATTAATTACAAAAAAACCTAAAAACTGGAAAGAACTACTTATTAGAGAAAACTACAAAGCTGCTAATTTATCTAAAAGAGCAAACAAAGAATTACCTAAAGGATTAAAAGGAACTCTTGGATATTTTACAGTTGATTCTAAAAGCGGTGAATTTAAATTAAAAGGAGTAGATAAAGCAAAAACATTTGCAGGTCTTTCAGGTGAAGAAAAATTTTATAAGACAGATATGACAACAGCTGAGAGAAAAAAATTTGGAGAAAAACAATCTAAAATTCAAAGCATAATAGATAAAAATCCTGGTCTAAAAAGAGCTACATCTATAAAAGGTGGTGGTGGAACTCAAATGTTTGATCCTTTTAAACCGTCTGGATTAAGTCCATTTAGAAAAACAAAATACCTATCAAAAGGAGGACCAGTATATGGGAAATACGCAAAACAAATCTCAAAGCTATCATCGTAAAACTTCAGGTCCACCACCAGAAAAAGGGCCAAACTCACAAGGGTTGAATTTAAAATATAACAGTGTTAAAACTGTAAAATTAACGGAGAAAATTAATGGCAGACATAGACAAGGCTCTACCAAACGAGCCTAGAAAAGAGATTACGCTTCCTGGAGAAGAAGAGATTCAAGAAACTTTAGTTGAAGAAGTAGAAACAGAATTAGAAAAACCTGGTGACGTTGAGACTGTAGAAAACGAAGATGGATCAGTTGATATTAACTTTGATCCAAATGTAGCATCACAAGAAGGTGGACAAGATCATTACGCAAACTTAGCAGAATTTTTACCAGACAGTGTTTTAGGTTCATTAGGTTCTGATTTAAATCAGAAGTACATGGACTATTCTATGTCAAGAAAAGATTGGGAAAAAACATATACTCAAGGTTTAGATTTATTAGGATTTAAATACGATCAAAGAACAGAACCGTTTCAAGGTGCATCAGGTGCAACCCATCCTGTTCTTGCAGAAGCAGTTACACAGTTTCAAGCTTTAGCTTATAAAGAATTACTACCTGCTGATGGACCAGTAAGAACACAAATTTTAGGAGTGCAAACTCCAGAAAAAACTCAACAAGCTACTCGTGTAAAAGATTTTATGAATTATCAAATTATGGATCAGATGAAAGAATATGAACCAGAGTTTGATTCTATGTTATTCCATTTACCATTATCAGGATCAACTTTTAAAAAAGTTTATTTTGATGAAGTGGAAGGACGAGCTGTATCGAAGTTCGTTCCTGCAGATGATTTAATCGTTCCGTATACTGCTACCTCATTAGATGATGCGGAAGCGATTATTCATCGTGTAAAAATTTCTGAAAATGATTTGATCAAACAACAAGTTGCAGGTTTCTATAGAGACGTTGATTTATCTTCTCCACAAGACAAAGAAACTGATGTTGAGAAAAAAGAAAGAGAACTGGAAGGAGTTAGTAAATCTAAAAACGAAGATTTATATACTTTATTAGAATGTCATGTGAATTTAGATTTAGAAGGTTTTGAAGATGTAAACCCACAGACAGATGAGCCATCAGGAATTAAACTTCCGTACATTGTAACCTTAGAAGAAGGATCAAGAGAAATATTATCTATTAGAAGAAATTATGAAGTAGGTGATCCTAAGAAAAATAAAATACAATATTTTGTACACTTTAAATTTTTACCAGGTTTAGGTTTCTATGGGTTCGGTCTAATCCACATGATAGGTGGACTGTCAAGAACAGCGACCGCAGCTTTAAGACAGTTGTTAGATGCGGGAACGTTATCTAACCTGCCAGCTGGATTCAAGATGCGTGGCATCAGAATCAGAGATGATGCACAATCAATTCAACCAGGTGAATTTAGAGATGTAGATGCACCAGGTGGTAATTTAAGAGATTCATTTATGATGTTACCATTCAAAGAACCATCTCAAACATTATTAGCTTTGATGGGTGTAGTGGTTCAAGCAGGTCAAAGATTTGCATCAATAGCTGATCTTCAAGTAGGAGATGGTAATCAACAAGCAGCAGTTGGAACTACAGTTGCACTATTAGAACGTGGTTCAAGAACTATGTCTGCTATACACAAAAGAATTTACTCAGCTCTTAAGAATGAGTTCAAACTTATGGCTAGAGTATTCAAGTTATATCTACCACAAGAATATCCATACGATGTAGTTGGGGGTCAAAGAATGATAAAACAATCAGACTTTGATGACAGAGTAGATATATTGCCAGTTGCTGACCCTAACATTTTCTCTCAAACACAGCGTATATCTCTCGCTCAAACAGAACTGCAGCTGGCAACATCAAATCCACAAATGCATAATCTGTATCAAGCGTATAGAAATATGTATGAAGCTTTAGGTGTGAAAAATATTGATTCTGTATTGATTAAACCAATGCAGCCTGCACCAAAAGATCCTGCCTTAGAACACATTGATGCTTTAGCGGGTAGACAGTTTCAAGCTTTTCCTGGTCAAGACCATAGAGCACATATTACAGCTCACCTAAATTTTATGGCAACTAACATTGCAAGAAATAATCCAATGGTTATGGCAAGTTTAGAAAAAAATATTTTTGAACACATAAGTTTAATGTCTCAAGAACAAGTTGAATTAGAGTTCAGAGAAGAATTAGTTCAGTTACAACAAATGCAAATGATGGCACAACAAGATCCACAGATGCAACAACAAGTTATGCAGCTTTCACAGAAGATAGAAGCAAGAAAAGCACAACTAATTGCTGAAATGATGGAAGAATTCATGAATGAAGAGAAGAAAATTACTTCACAATTTGATAATGACCCAATTGCTAAACTAAGATCAAGAGAATTAGACCTTAGAGCAATGGAAAATGACAGAAAAGAGCGTGAAGGTAAGCAAAGAATGGATCTAGACAAGATGAAAGCAATGATGAATCAACAAAATGTTGATGAAAAACTAGATCAAAACGAAGAATTAGCTAAATTAAGAGCTGATACATCAATTGAGAAGACAATTTTAAGTAAAACTTTACCAAATTCTGATCAAATGATACCAAATGTACAAATTTTAAGGAAAGGAAACTAATATGGCATGGTTTAGTCTTGCAAAAGTAGCTTTACAAGCTGGAACACACATTTTTAAGAAACGTCAAGAGACAAAAATGGCAATGGCCGATGCACAACACATGCATGCAGCTAAGATGGCCCGTGGAGAGAGCGAGTACCAAGGAAAATTGCTAGAAGCCCGACAATCGGACTGGAAAGATGAGTTCGTTTTGATTGTACTCACGCTGCCCATTTTGGTGATCGCTTGGGGGGTCTTCAGCGACGATCCTGGAGCTGCTGCAAAGATAAAAGAATTCTTTGAACAGTTCCAACAGCTCCCGTCATGGTTCACAAATCTTTGGATCTTGGTTGTTGCGTCGATATATGGTATAAAGGGAACTCAAATATTTAAAAACGGAGGGAAAAAATAATGGCAAAAGCAGTAAGCATGAGTAGGAATCCTGGTTTAGCTAAAATGGCTAAAACTGAAAAAGGAAAAGCAGTAGTAAAAAAATTTGGATATGATCCAGACAGAATGGTTGCTAAAGATGGTGGCCTTAAGAGTTCTAATCTTACTGAAGAAGGTAAAAGAAGAATAAAAAGTAGAATGACAGGCGGTGATTCTACAGGAATTTTATTTCCTGAAGTGTATAGCGGGAAAAAAGATAAAGAATCTACATCTAAACAATCTAGAGCTGGAAGAACAAATTTAAAAGATGGTGGATGTGCTCAAATTAGAGGATTTGGTAAAGCAAGAAGACCTAAAAAATAATTATGAAAAAACAAAAAATGAATAAGAAAAAGTTAATGGAGATGTTACAAAAGAAAAAGAAAAAACAACTCACAAAAAGAAAACCTTCACCAAGAATGAAGGCGTTGGGGATAGCATAATGGCAAAACTTTGTCCAAGAGGTAAAGCAGCAGCGAAGCGTAAATTTAAAGTTTACCCGTCGGCATACGCTAATATGTATGCTTCTGCAGTTTGTTCAGGTAAAGTTACACCAGGTGGAAAGAAGAAAAGAAAAAAAGCTGCTGATGGTGGTTTAATGACAATGGATAGTTATTATAAAGGTGTCATCTAATGGGACTTCGAAAATGGGTTCAAGAGAAATGGGTGGACATTGGAGCACCGAAGAAAGACGGCAAATATCAACCTTGCGGTCGATCGAAGGGGAGCAAAAGGAAGTATCCAAAGTGCGTTCCACTTGCAAAAGCCACACGGATGACAAAAGGAGAAAAGGCCTCTGCTGTCAGACGAAAGAGAGCTGCGGGTAATACTGGACCTAAACCAACTAATGTTAAAACATTTACAAGAAAAAAAGCCGCAGATGGTGGCTATACAGGAAGCTTTATAAAATTAGAAGTTGATGGTAAAACATACAGTAATCCAAGTTATAGAAAATATTATAAGGGAATGATTTAATGAATTTTAAATTTGATTTAAAAAAACTAACACAAGATAAAAAATATAAAGAATCTGCTATAGCTCAGCTAAGAAAAAGAAGTAAAGACTCAATAGCTAGACCAAAAGCAGAAAAAAATATTTTATCAACTGACCCAAGGATGCAAAGAATATAATGGTAAAAGGATTAAAAAAAGTAGCTAAAGGTTTAGAAAAAGCATCTAAGACACATGCTAAACAAGCTAAAATAGTTAAAAAACATATTAAGAAAATGAAATCTCATGGAACGAAAAAGAGATAAACAACCACCTAAAACTAAAAAATATTTTAGATCAACGAAGTCTGGTGCAGGCATGACTAAGGCTGGCGTTGCAAGATACAGACGTGAAAACCCTGGATCTAAATTAAAAACAGCGGTCACTGGCAAAGTCAAACC